AACGTAGGTGTTTGCCATAGTTAAACGAATGCAGAATCAGTGTAAATGAAAAGCCCCGCGTTGCCACGGGGCGGTTTTACTGTCAACCAGCCTCAAGGGCTGCAACTTTGGCTTCTAGGGTTTCAATAGCTGTTTGTTGACGCTTAATTAAATTAAGGAGGTGTGGCACAAAGCGGTCATATTGAACACCTTCAGGCTCAGGATCACATGGGGTTTCAATGATACGACCGTCCTCGTCATGACTAATTTCAGCTGTTTTCCATTGAACCAAGCGGGGATCTATTTCTGCAACTTCTTCAGCAATAAATCCCCACCAACCCCAGTCAGAATTATCTTTTTTACAAGCAGACTGATACCAAACAGGGCGGCAATTTAACAGTGCATCAGCATATGAATCCTCCAGCGTTTCTATATTTGTCTTGTACTTTGCTGATGATGTAGATCTTTGTAAAAAACCAGTTGAATTTACGCTAACATTTGCAGCTGATGGAGTCGTAGACGTATATATCGAAGGAACCTGAAGCAGTCCATTAGACCTAAGTAACATTTGCTCGGTTACTGTCTGTGCACCGTCCACTGCTGTATAGAATTGCAACCCTCCAGGCATATCATTTGCACCACTAATTCCATCAACAAAGGCTTGAATTCTTGCGTGTTCTAAAAAGTGTGTCCCATCGTTCGCCTGGAATGAAAGCAGTCCCGACACATCTTGATTTGAACACGCTGTATTTCCACCAAGTGAACCGCTCTTCTGGTGCGCAAGTATAAGTGAAGCACCAAAATGAGCTGTTGAAGACGAACTAGTTATGGAAGCTTGGCGATCAAAGTCTCCAGCGCCTTCCAGTTGAATGTGCGGTGAAACGATACTGTGAAAGAAGTTTGCACGAGCACCAGTCGTACCAACCAACACCCTGCCCGAGCTGTCGATTCGCATCGCCTCAGAGTTATTCGGTCTAAACACTAAAGGAATTGCTATTTCAGATTGCATCCGAAATTCACTTGAAGATGTATAGAAGAAAGCAGCAAGACTGCCTGCATGTTGAAAACCTATTGCAGTTTCGTTATTGCCGTTAAGGGCTAAAGTTTTTCTGCCAGAAGTTTGTAAATGGAATGTTGGGCCAGTTCCAATGCCAACATTTCCCGTTCCATTATCAATTCTCATTTTTTCTACAAAATTACCGGAACCTATGGTCGTAGAGGAAGAATAACCAAAAACAATGTCATCATTAACACTAGTGGTTAAAAGACCAAATCTTTGAGTTGATAACGCTGCAATTCCGCCTAAACTATTTGCTCCATAATGAACAGTTATGGCTGGATCAATGCCCTTGACTTCCATTGCATTATGTGGAGCGGTTGTTCCAATCCCAACATTTCCCGAGCTGTTGATTCTCATAAACTCAGTTGTGGCAGCTCCGAATCGAATATGTCCACTACCGCGTGTATCAAACATGCTGCCGCCGTCTTCAGCGTACATTTCCAGAATTCCAGAACTGCCGGTAGATGTATGAACACGTAGCCCTACTTGAGCATCAGAGCCAGTAATTAAAACTCCTTTATCGATAGCACCAAAGTTTCCAGTTGCTGTGCCGCCTATCCCAACATTGCCCGAGCTGTCGATTCTTAATGCTTCACTTGCGCCAACCTTAAAAGCTGTGTAATTGCCACTATGAGTGTCGTTGTTGTTGATATTTAGGCCGCCTTGATATACTTTTTGCAAGTCAACAGAGGTCGTGCCACTATTAGCACCATTTCTTGTGATCATCCTTATCAAGTTATGCTGCCCAGCAGTAGGAGTTTTAAAATCAGCAATATTTATGTTGCCTGTACCAGCAGTTTGCTCAACTTTGAATTTAATTGTGCCTGGACTCGCGCCAATCCCAACATTGCCCGAGCTGTCGATTCGCATTCGCTCAGTAGGGCTTGCTGAATCATTTCCGTCGTTAGTCCGAAAACTTAAATTACCTTTTTCATCATCAGCGGTTCCATCATGAGCAGCATTAATAGCGGCAAGCGAAGATACTTCCCCGCCACTCTGTTTGCCTCTAAACAGAAGTCTGCTAAATCGAGCGTCAGCAGCATCACTAGCGGTTGTATTTGTAATACCCAGGTAGTTAGTACCTGCAGCTCCCGCAATTTCAAATTTTAATTGAGCGGGCAAAGTGCTGGTAGAAAGTCCTAGCAACAGCCTGCCCGAGCTGTCGATTCGCATCCCCTCATCTGGTGCACCTCCTTCTGGATTTGTGAAAAAAGTAAGAGCCGTAGAGTTACCACCGTCTTCATTTACACCTTTAATAGCTGCTGCGCGTATGCTACCTACAACGTTTGGGGCGAAATAAATACTTGATGTAGTTCCTGCGGATGCGGAACTGTTAGATAGAAGCAAATGTATTGGATCACTGCCTGCACTTGTTTTTTTGATTTGCAAAGAAGCGCCAGGCGACGTCGTACCAATCCCCACATCTCCACTCGCGTCAACAACAATGCGTGACGTTCCAGCTGTCGAAATTCCAAACTGATTAGACCCTGGCGAATAAATACCAGTATCCGTATCAGATCCTGAATAAAGGCTAACCGCAGCAGCAGAACCAGCTGGATACGCCAACTTGCCATTAGCGCTCAACAACCCGGTAACAGCAACCGTTGAATCAAACGTTGCCCCACTCGTTACATCTAACGTTCCAGGGACATCAACATTGCTCGTAAATTCAACGCCTGTGCCGCCAGAATCAGTCTGTAATAATTGACGCGCAGTACCGTTTGCAAGCTTGCTAACTGCAATCTCTGCACTAGCGTTAATATCAGCATTGACAATTGCTCCATCAGCAATCATCGTGCTAGTGACACTGCCAGTATCACCAGTTGTTACGACCGTTCCAGTAACATTTGGGAATGTGATGGTGCGGTCAGCTGTAGGATTAGTGACCGTTAAAGTTGTCTCATAATCATCAGCTGATGAACCTTCAAACACCACATTGGTGCTAGTTCCAAGGTTCAAGTCACCAGTCATTGTGCCGCCAGCTATTGCTAGCTTTTCTGTATCAACTTCCTGCAATGCTGCCTGCACATCCGTTGCAGCAATCGTTCCACTCGCAATGAATGAAATGTTGGCTGCTGTTTGGCCAGCAATAGCGTTGGAAACATCGATCAAACGATATTCCGTTCCAACACCGTTAGACAACAGCATGTCAGGCGGTGCAAGCGCTACTGAAGGTGCAGCACCTGATCCTGTACCAGACGTTTCAACAACAACGTAATGGTTTAAATTTGCGCCAACTGGAGCGGGCAAAGCAGACCCTGCGGCAAAACCTGCTGATGATCCAGCAGTCGTTACGCTGCTTACTAAGTTGGTATTTGCGTTGTACGTTCCAGCATTCACAAGGTTGCCGGACAGAACCGTGATTGGAATAAAGGCTGATCCTGTATAAACGTACAAATCAAGGCTGGTTTCATCCCAGAACAGCTGCCCTTTAAAGTCACCAGCCGGGAAAATAGTAACGTTGTCGCTGCCTAAAGCACCGCCAAATTTAACTGTCGATTCATTGGCTAACTTCTCTGCCGTGACTGCATCATTGGCAATCAAAGAAGAGCCAATTGTTCCAGAAGTTAGCTTTGCAGCAGAATGATCAGGAATGTCCGCTGCAGCTAAAGTATCACCTGAAGAAACAACACCCTTAGCGGTAACTGTAACTTTGGTGTACGTTCCAGCAGTAACGGTGTTGTCTATTGACAGATTACCGCTTGAATCAACAGCAAGGCCATCACTGGCAATAACAGCACCCTTAGCGGAATTTGTTGCGACAGGAAGATCTGATGACGCAATTACACTGCCGCCAGTAACTAAACCATTTGCGTCATAAGTAACAAGATGTTTGGTACTGCTTGCAGTAACACTGTTGTCAATTTGAATCGTGTCGGTGCTTAAAGTAAGTCCACCACCGTTGACAATGACGCCACCCTTTGAAGTAGTGGTTGCAGTCGGTAAATCACCGCCATCAATCGTGCGATAACCAACCGTTCCACCAGATCCCACAGGTCCAGCTAAAAACTGTGCTGCAGAAGCAGTGTTGTCAATTGAAGCTGTGACTGTTGCCGTTCCACTGCTTACAGCCGTGGTGATATTGATAATGCCTGCTGTCGTGTCGGTAAAAGCATTGACTGATGCAGGTGCTTTAGTGTTTAGCCAAGTAGTACCGCTCCAAACATATAGAGAGTTGTCATCGGTATCTAGGGCTAGTTGTCCTATGAAACCGCCAGAAGTGGGCAGCGTAGATGCAAGAGCAACAATTACGTTGTCTGCAATTTTTGTTGAATCAATCGCATCACTGGCAATTTTTACTGTAGTAACGCCTGAATCAGCTAATGCTGCTGTGGCAATACTGCCAGAATCAAATAAAATTTTTGCGCCAGGGATCGTATTGTCATTGATCAGCGTGACCCCATTGGCAATCAAGTCGCCAACCGTAAGCTTTGAAGTCTGCGAAGCCGATGAATCAACAACAGCCAACTGGTCAGCCGACGCCAAGTCTGAACCGCTTAGCGCAGGCAGTTGGCTAATTTTTAGATCAGACATGGGCGTTTAGCCTCCAGGGCTACAGTCCAGAGCTTTCAGTCAACAGCTTAGCTGAGCTGTCCTGATCCAAAAGTATCTCATCACTATCTTCCTGTAAAACCTTGGGTGGATCGGTCTCCAGTTGGACTTTCAGTTCAATCGGCCCTGTAGTTACAAAATCCGCTGTGATCTCAACAGCTTGATCAGCAACGAACTGAATCGCGCAAGACGTTAGAACACCCTCAACTTCATGCCAGATGGAGTCATTAGCTGCGAAAGGGTTATTGCCAGCAGTTTGACCGGCTGTTTTGATGTAAAACTGACCGATAAACCGACTGCCAACTTTGGTACGCAACAGCAGCTGCAGCAAATACTGAGGCAGTTCTTTCTTGGTATCGCCTGTGTACTCCCAAAAACATGTAACTTGTCCAGACCCAGACATTAAACTGCTTATCTGCGAACGAAAATTGTCGGACAAAGATGTTGTATCTACTGTTTCGCGTTGAGTATTTAGCTCATAACTTCTTACCTGCGATAAAATTCTAAATTCCGCAGACTGTATAATTATTTTGATTTGTATTGACGCACCAGGGGTAGCAAGTGTTGTTGCATTTGCTGTTTTACCGTTTACTGCGTCAGAAAAAGAATCGTAAAGACGTATTCCATTTAAATCGTCAACGTTAATAAATTTTCGTACCGCTCTTGCTGAGTAACCGCTGATAAAAGACAGTGCTGCATTGGCTTTGTTGCTAATTCTGACTTCATCACCTGTCAGAAGTTGACCTGGCTCAAAATCAAAACTAAAACGCTTTCTGTCTGTATTGACGTCACTAGGAACCACCGTTCCATCAATCTGCGAATCGTTGAACTGGCGTTTCAGCTCAACGTTGCCAAAAGTCCCGAGGTAAATACTCATTAGATGTTAACCGCAACTGGAGCGCCTTGGCATTGGAATTGAATATCTGCTGCTACAATGTCGCCAACAGACATTGATAAAGATATGTTAGTAATAAAAACTCTCATATCAATAAATTTGCCAGAAGTTGTTCCATCATCTACGTGCAGCCGTAATCTAAAATTCTTTAAATCTGTGTCATCGTCATTTTGATCCAATGAAGCACCATTATCAAAACCTGAACCAGCGCTACGTGGCTTGAAAACTTTATTCAAAAAAGTGCTTGCGCTGTTACTAGAGTTGCTTGTGCCTAGAACTTCTTGATAATACAAAATCCGACAACTGCCTGTTGTCGATCTTCCTATAGGAATAAAAGTATCGTCTGTATCACCTAAAGTTTTATTGCTAAGTAAGGAGACTGATGAGCTTACGCTCCAATTCAGGACTTTTGCGATCTCAGTGCCAGGGTCGCTGTTGTTAGTTGTGTCGTTTAAAAACAGCTTGCCGGTAGCGCCGGTAAAAACAGCCATCAGAGCACGCCAATCAGATTCACTGTAACAGTGCTACGGCCCAAAGCTACCTGTGCGACCTGTGGTGGCCCTTCGTAGCGATAGTTGTTGCCCTGGGTTTGAGCGCCTAAAGCGTCTTTGTTGCCTTCCCATCCGCCGCGAGTTGGATTTATGTTTGTCCCGTCTACGTTGCCAACAGCAAAAGTCTGGAACGTGCCTTGAACCGTGTCGTAATGATCTAAAAACAACTCGGCGTCTGCATCAGGGATATTTGCGTAAGTCAGCGACAGCTTCATGTTGGTGCGTTTATTGCCGTACAAAATTCTGTGCTCAGCGCCGTTTTGAGCCTTGTAAGTCTTGACCGGATAGTCACCTGACTCGAAAGTGCGAGCGCTTGGCACCAAATAGTCCCGCAACTCAAATGGCGCTGTGCGTCCTGCTTTAGTGATTGGGAAAGTCATGACTGAACGCTCCAACCGTCGTCATCAGATCTTAGTGCAGCCAAGGCAATTTTACTTTGCTGCTCACTGTTGCAAGGATGCTCAGAAGCAACAATATCAACAATGCCGTCTTGAGTGAAAGTTAACTGCTCAACAACGTAGATGTTTTGCGACACTTCGCTGGCTGTAACAGTAAATAAAATATTGTGATACTTAGCGTCTTCAACTGTGCCGTTTGAGACTATTAAAGTGCCGGTCTCAATTTCTCCATCTCCTGATTTAAAGTAAGTAATAGGATACCCTTTTAAATTGTCTGGCATGTCTCGTACGCTTGTAATAACTCCAGTAGCATCAACAGTTCCCGTGTTTGCAGAATTGTAAGGGGTCGCTTCTGTTGTTACTTTGATAAAAGATCCAGCGCCAATGTCCAGTCCTTCTGCTGTCGTAGAAAAATTTATCGTATGAGTTACATAAGCCCTTAGAGCCAAAAAATACTTCGCTACTAAAACCGCGTGATCTCTTGACGTGCAAAACTGCGTTAAATCAAACTCTTCTTGAGGCAGCAAGCTTGTGCCAGGAGAAGAATAAATGCCAGTCTCGTCAATTCCTTTTACCTCAACAACTGCCTCTTCTGGCAATTGATTGGCGCGTTCCTGCCTATAGCGAACAACAGCCTTAAAGCTTCGACGCTCTTCCGCTCCAAGGTACTCAATTTTGTAGCTGTCCTCAAGAATGTTTCCAGCAGTAAAAAAAGCTTCTGGATCAATCGAGTCTATGCTTATGGTTCCATCGCTTTTGACTGGGAAAGCAGGTTTTAATGAAAACTTGCCATTGACTATTGAAAAATTGCATAAGAAGCTTGGCGCAATATCACTGAAGAACTGCCTTAAATTGGTGCGCTCAACAATTGGACCATTGAAGAACAAATTGTTTTTCACGAGGAACTTAGAAGTCAGCACCAAATCGCTTCTTTCGACCATATAACTTCTACTGCCATCCATTCCCAGCAAACCACCCGCTCCAGCGGTTTGATCTGTAAACATAAAATACATCAAATCTGTCAGCAAATTGCTAGGGCCAAACTCTGCAGTGTCTCCATAAAAAGAGCCAGGAGTTTTAACCGTTGGGTGCAACCGCTCCACTGGTATTCCATTCTTAAGCCACACTCGCATTTGATCAAGGGCAGTGAAATTACGCCCTGCCTTAAGTGAAAAACCAGCAAGAGTTAGGTTAAACATGTTGGCAACATTGTCGTTAATTTGCACTTCGTTTATGTAAACAATTTCATGTTCAGGCGCTGTGTTATTTGATTTTTCAACAAAATTTCGATAAGCGCTTATATCTGAAACTTGCGATTGCGATGCAAAGTCAAGCTCTGAACTGGCTATAGGATCAGTTGTTCGCTCTGTTTTTACACTACCTATTTTATAGTTTTGCCCAACAGCGCTGTATAAAGTGAAGAATGGATTGTTGCTGCTTACAGCGCGGAAGTCTGAAAATATTTCGTCAACTTCCCATTCACCTGTTGATGTATCTGTTCCTTCATAAATTTTAGTTACCTTACCATCTGTCCAGCCTTGGCGTTGACCAACGATTGGAGCTTTAAAGTCTATAACTGTGGCTTTTAAATCAACAGTAATTTTTTTCGAGTCTTTATTAAAAACAAATCCTGAAACAGTTTTAGTCTTGCCAGTCTTGAGGTTGCCTATCGCTCCAAAAACTTCATAGCGCCACGCTTGCGATCTAGCCGCTAACTCGACGTCTTTGGTAATCGTATTCACTACAAACCTCATGCCTGAAAACGTCATCGTTCCATCAGGGTGGTTGTTTGCAAACGGGTTTGTGTTTGGATAATTTGACTGACCACTTGTGACATCAGTGCCTTCAGATCCTCTTTTAATTTCAATTGTCTCTCCAGCAGAGAACCCTCCCCCACTACCTAAAACAGTAACTCTTGAGCTGCCATCACTATCGTCAAACGCCCAGCGGAATCTTTCACCAGAATAAGATGCAGTATCATTTTCTTTTTTCCTAATTTTCCACCGTAAATGTAGCCATTTCCCTTGTTTACCGTTTATATACTCAAATGTTTCAACGGTAATATAACGATTTTTTCTTACGTTTGAATTGTCTGCACTTCCAGCAATTGCATAAAAGAAAGCAGATTGTTTGCCTTTGTTAATGCCTACATCTGCAATGTTTCGACCTGCACTTGGCCTGCCTAAATTTTCACCAACCTCTGCAATGTTTCCTATTGCTGCGAAAGGAGAAGGAGTGTCAAAAGCAGCTGCATCTGGATATGTAGGCTCTTCAACAGCAGCAATTGTTTTGGGCGCTTTTTTAAATTCATTGTTACCTTTTAACCCCGTCTTGTCATCAAATGTTCTGCCAGAAACTTTTATTTCAATCTTAAGCCCATTGCTAAGCGTTACAGGACCTAACTGCACCAAATTAGAATCAGCAGCATTAGCAGTGCTTGCTGATTGATCTAAAACAACAAATGTAAATGATGTGTCTGTATCCGCAATTGCTCTAAACTCAGAGCATGGAAAGGGCACAAATTTAAATTCAAGTTGACGCTGCAATTGCTCTGAGCGCTGCTGCTGATCTTGATTAATAAATTTTATGTAATTGTATTGGGCGCTTGGACTTTGACCTTGAATTACAAAGATCTGAGGGAACGGCTCAAAAGTTGATCCATTGTCCCTAGCATCTCTGACATAAATCCTGAACATCGAAGAACGACGAATTGTTGCGCTTATCGTTCCATTATTTATTTGAATGTTTTCCTTTTCAGAGTTTTTTACTTCTCCAGTGGAGGGCAGGTTTTGAAAATTGCACAGCCCGTTTAAACGTTGGAATACAGTGCTCTTAAGACCAATCTCAGTAATATATGCTGGCCTGTTGTTTTTGATAGTTGCAATTGCAACTTGTGTTAAAGGAAAAAATCCTTCGCCAACGTTAATTGATTGATCGCCAACACCGCTATCTCCTATAAATTCGTTACCAACGCCCTGCGGCTCAACAACTAAATCCTTACTTACAATTCCAATCTTTTTAAATCTTGAAGTTGAGGTGTCTACGCATCTCAATGTTATCCTTTGATCTTTGCCTTTTTCTGTTGAAGGCTCAAAATTCTTCAGTCTTCTATGCGTTACTTTCCAAATACTTCCGCCAATCATAAAGTGCTCGCCAAGCTGCATTGCGCCGTCAGCTTCTTCTTGCAGTGAAACGACTGTTGAATTTATGTCGTCAACAGGCGCTCCACCTTCGTCTCTTTGGTAGAAATCCTCAGATATTCTTGAGTTCTTTATAGAAAACACAATTTCATCATTTTTTGCCACGTTTGAAATTACAGTTTTAAATGTTTTGTCGATAAATAATGTATTAATGGTGTCGTTATTTTTGATTGTTTCTTTAGTTGCGTCAACAGTGTACTCAATAATTCCCATGCGTGGACTGTAGTTTCTTCCAGTGCCGTCATGAAGTTTTTCAATAATTCGATTTCGCTCGTCTTTAGCTGCATTTCTTGGAATAATTTCTCGATCTCTTAAATTCTTTCCATTTGGACTGCTTCCGTCAATTGCTCCAGATTCTCCCATTACTTTCATTCGCTGCAGTACAATTACTTTCTTTTGATCCTGATCGCTATCTTCTGCAATAAGATTTAGTTGGTAGTTGACTCTAAAATTTGTGCCGTTTGCAATTGGGCTATGGCACCCAAATGCTGCAGAATTTGAGGGCGTGTAAGCGTGGCAAAAAAGTTGATTAGCTTCAAAATCTCCCGCATCCTCAACGTCAAAAACATCATCACTTTTTTTAATTTCTGGATCGCCAGAATCTAACGATTTTCGCGTTCCATATTGAATGTCATCGCCTTTAATGCGAAAGTTGCTTGAAAAAGATGCCTTGTGCCAGTAAAACGCGAAATTATCCTCAAAAATCGCATCCAGCGCATTGTTTCCCAGAAAAATTCCTTCAAGTTCTGGCTTGTCAATGCCAATATTATTGACGCCTTGTTCACCAACAACAAACATAAGCTTGGCTCTTTGGGACGTTCCATGGCTAAACATCCGTGACCAAATTAGCTTTGGCGTAACCAGTATTCCGCCAATATCGTTCTCTGTACCATCCGAAAGCTGGACTGTTTTGTACATCCCAAAAATTATGGGAACAGGCGAGGCATAATCCGCTAACTCTGCAAGCGTTTCAAACCCGCGTGACGGCGTAAAACGATTAGCTCCTGTAATACTGCCAAGATCTTTAAGACCACCGCCTTGGGCGCGTGGCATCTTTGGCTTTGGTGTAAGGAGATATGAAATACCAGTTAAAGTTAAACCAATCGCCAAATTGGTAAGAACTACTGTAGTCGCGCTTTTTGCTGCCGCTCCACCTCCTAAGTACGTCGCGGCAATAGCTGCGCCGGTAACAGGACCCGCAATATTTTGAATATCAGGAATGTTTTCGTAGGCTGCTGGCCTTACCGCTCCACGTCTTCTAACCTCAGCCGTAAATGCTCGATACTCTTCTTCAGTTATCCCAATCGTTGCAATTAGCTGCCTTTCGTACGGAAGCAGTGGTACGTCGTAAATGCTTGGACCAATGACCACTGCACCTTTTGAGTCATTGGGCCGATATAGAGAATCCCTTTTTGCCATGTGACTGCGAATGTCCAGGATTGCTGCGGTAGCAGCAGAATGTCCCCATCATACGCAGGCTTTTCAACTCGCAAACCCCACCGCATTAAATCCCGGCACACTTCCCACTTACTTGCCTCGTACCAGTTCTGCTTAAACGGTGGCGCGTTAATCTCCATCCGCTCCAAGGCTTGATAACAAAGATGGATGCAGTCAATGTGGCCATCGCTCCCGTCAGCACCAAGCCGATACGGCATCCCAATCAGATCACTGCAGTCGGACATTACTAGAAACTGGCAAATTGCCAACAAGTTTTTTGGTTAAAGCACGCCTTGGAATGTCCGTTCCAACAGCGTCTAACACTGAGCTAAGTTGCAAATTTAGCGATACGTTGTCCCAAGTACCGCCTGTAATTTGACCGGTGTAGTTATGCACACTTCGATGTACGCCACTAGATGGATTAGTTGAGTCTACAATTAAAACTTCGATCTGAACAACATAATGATCTCTAATTGCTAAGACTGCCCATCCGCGAGATAAATCATTGTTCGGGAAGACAAGATCAGCTTCCATGCCGTCCCCTGTACGGTTTACGGTTACGCCAGAAAAACCAAACGGCACAAAACCATACGAGTTGCTCTCGTATGTCATATCTTGATTAATAAAAAAGTTCTGAAAACGGAATTGCACGAACAACCCTTTGGTGCTGCTATTTGTTGACTCCCGCAAGGCGTTGATCGTTACGACATGACCTAAAGCGTATTGGCTCATATCCCGATCCTCTTACGTGTACTGCCACTCATCTGTAAACGCTTCAGGGTTTGCTGTTCACCCTGTTTAGCACCTTGCTGTGCAGCCTGCTGCATTCCAGTTTGGAATTGATCAGCAGTCACGTAATCAACGCTATTGATACGCTCCACTGTGTAGCGAACATCAATTGGAGCGGCAACAGCAGTTCCGCCTCCTCCTCCTTCTCCTGTTGATTCAGTTGCGCCAGAGCCTGAAATAACAGAATCACCACGGCTGCCGCGTGAATAACGCGACATTGCGGTACGCATCTTGGATTCAGGAATGACATATTCAGGCTCGCCACCTTCACCAATTAAAGCGTTAGTGGGGCTTGAAACATATCCGCCTTCAGCAAAAGGAAGCAATCCAAGAAGTCCACTGCCTGCTTTACCCCCAACACCAAAGTTACCGATACCGGCTTGAAGGAATATTCCGCCGAGCTGTTTAAGAACGCCAGACAGCGACTCTCCAAGCGACTTGCTGCCGTCGATAGCGCTCTGTATTCCGCCAACAATTCCAGATTGAATTGTTTGTCCGATTCGTAAATAAAGTTGTTCTTGTTGTTGCTGCAAAGTGAGCTTTTCTCTAAGTGCTTCAGTTCCTTCTAAAATTGCCCGAACTTCTTCTTTAGAGAGATCTGTATTGCTTTTTGTAATTCTTGCTATTTGTTGTTTTATTTGTTCCTCTTTTGTCCGTCCATCAAGTTGCGCCTGCACTAAATCTTGCTCATTTTGTAGGCTTTCTAGTATGTTTGCAGCTTGCTTTGCCCGCGCAGCCTCAGAAACTTTTAACTGGTTATTAATATTAAAAATTTTTCGATCAGCTGCCAATTCAGCTAATTTTATTTTTTCAATTTTTTCAGCAACAGGTATTTTTTCTAGATTTATTTTTGCGATTTGTGTAGCTTTTGTTTCGTGAACAATTTCTCTTTCTAAAGCTGCCTGAGCAATCGGGTCTTCGTCAGCCTTGGCTTTAGCAATTTGTCCTGCAAGTACCGCTAAACGCTCCTGAAGAGCAACTTCAGCTTGCAGCTGTGGCAGTCTACTTTTTCGGCCTTTTTTGGTTTTTGGTTCTGGGCCTAACGTTCCAGCAAGTGTTTCAATTTCTTCTAGAACCGGCAGTTCAATTCTTCTTTGGGATGAAGACGCAACTCCTCTGGCAAATGTTTTAGCCTCATCAGCGGTCTTAAATCCCTGACCGCCCAGCCCAACACTTCTTTCGCTAAATCCCCGCAAGGCTTTAGAAGAGGGTGTTGTTAATTCACCCTTAATAGTCGTAAAACTAGCCTTTAAAATTTCCTGAGCTAATTTTTCTTGACTCGTTCCAGGGGTTCTTGCTAAGAATGCACTAACATCTACCTGCTCGCCCGCAAACTTAGCCAAGCTATCAAGCAAAGGCCCAGCCGCTTTAGCGATAGCAGCCAAAACTTGAGTAAAAATTACATTTAAATTGTTACCTAGTGTTGCTGCGTCTTCACCAAAGTCTTTTAAGGCTTTTACGCCATCTTTGCCAACTTTTGTCTCTAGCAATGCAGTAGCCAATCGAGCAGCTTCCGTTGCCTCACCGTATTGCTCAATTTTTTGCATAAATTTCTGAGTCTCCGTGCCGGCAAAACCGCTGGCTTCCGCAACACGTTCAAGGTCGAGCGTTAGTGGATTTAAGGCTTGACCAAGCTCGGCAGATGCTTTTAAAACTTGTTCAACTTGTGCAGCAATTGCGCTGGCAGCAATTGATCCGCCTAAACCACCTGCCGCTCCACCGATGCCACCTGCTAATGCTTGAATTGGGCCGCCACCAAATAACAGTGGAAAGCCAAACCCAGTAGCTATATCGGTAAATTTTTGTTTGCGGGCACGGCGACGTGCTTTAGAAGCAGTCTCTGCCTTCTTTGTCTCAGCGGCAAGTCTCTTTTCCGCTTTCTCAACATCACGCTTAGCCTTAGTTGAAGCTTTTTGAGCTGCAGAAGCATTTTTATAAGCTCTTTCTAAACTGTTTAAAGCCCTTCTTGCTTTTCTTACGGCCTCATTATAGGCAACTTGATCTCCTTTTTGGGCCGCTTCTCCAACGCCTTGCACAAGAGTTGTGGCACGGGTAAGGTTACCCACACCACCATCTCTAAGCGCCTTAATTCGGTCAAACCCACGCCTGCTCTCTGAAAGTCCTTTGTTCCTAATGACTTGAAGACGATTAGATTCACGTTGCTTTTCAACAACACGGCCTAGTTCTGTTCCTAATGCTCTGACTAGGCGTATATTTTTCTGCCCTCCTCTTGTTCCGGCCTGGAATGCTTGCTTTATCTGTGCAACGCGACCTTGTAATTTACTATTTGATTCGCCCCCTGCGCGTGTAAACTCTCTAAGCTTTCTGTTGTAGAGGTCAGTAGCGGCGTTTAACTGAGATTGAAGTGTAAGTTTTCGCTCTGCAATACGAACGCTTCTTTGGGAAGCTTGACGCTCGGCACGCGTAACAGTTGCTAAAGCGACTGTTCCTCTCTGAGCAGTGCTACCTCGTTTTAGTTTTCTTGATTCTGAAACAAGATTTTTTATCCTAGTCTCTGCTGCCTTTATCTTTTCCAGACCTGTGACAATCAGATCAATTTTTGCCTGATAACTAGAGGTCACTGCAGAAACAACACACCTGTATCAGGACACTCTACCTGCGCCTGCGGGCCTTGGCGAACTCTTTCTCCTGATCCTCGTTCAGTATCTTAAAATACGCGCTCCAGCCAACGACCTCTTCTGCTGTCATTGTCGCCTTAAGCTCCGACAAGCTCATGCCAAGCTCTTTGGCAATGCCAAATTGCAGCATGAGCCAGTTATCTTTCCGAAGCTCGGCGCTTAGGATTTTGGGTCGATGACCTCCTGCTCGTCATCAGTCAAAACTGCCAGCATCAAAGACTGCAGATCCTTGTCCTTTACTTCGTTCTTGAGCACATCAATTTCACCTGGCAAAAATAAAGCATTGCCGTTTTCATCTTGAGACTTAGCAATCACAAGCTGCAGTGCAAACGCATTGGGATCTTCCGATCCAGCACGTTTTTGAGCGCGTTCACGCTCTGCCATCGTCAATGGCGTAACCCACATCTCAAACTCTGTGCCGTCTGAAAGCTCTACTGTCTTTTTAACTGCTTCGAGATTGGCTGCTTTCTTGAGACGGTCAATGGCGCGAACTGCCATACATACTCACTTGGTTGTACTAGCACAATAGCATTAAAAAAGCCCCCGACAATATCAGGGGCTCTTGCTATCAGCTAGCGATCAACTTTTAGCAAAGTCGAAAGTAGGTGCAGTTGTGGGACGGAAACTGACTGAAACAGTCTGCGCGTCATCTGGCGTAACCGAGAAACTTGCAGAGGTCAGTACAGCCTCAAGTTGAATGGAACGACTCTTTGTGTCGTCAGGCG